AGGTGCGGCGCGCGTTCCTGGACCAGCTTGCGGAACACGCCCTCGGCCGTGGGCGACCTGCAAATGTTGCCCATGCAAACAAAAAGTATCTTCATACAAGCACTTACGATCCTAAGTCGTTGATTTACAATCTACTGCCTTGTAATGGGATCTACCCGGATCTACCCTTGAGGCGCCCTGTTGTATCCAGCTTCTGTATCCAGAGGCGTATCCCATGCTCACCGATCAGACCATCCGACGCCTGCGCCCTCGCGCCAGCGACTACTGGCGAGCCGATAGTAACGCCGACGGGACCAGCAACAACCTGTACCTCCGCGTCCGCGCCAGCGGGTCGAAGGTCTGGCACGTCCGCCGACGGAAAGACGGCGTGCTGCTCAACCTCCGCATCGGCAAGTGGCCGGACCTTGGACTCAAGGCGGCGCGCACCAAGGCGCAGGACGTAATCGGCGGCGTGGCCGACGCCAGTGCGAGCCTCAAGGCGGTGACTGACGAGTGGTTCACTCAGCGCATCGAGAAGCGCTACAAGCGGCCCAAGCACATCCGGCAATACCTGGACCGCATCCCGGCGGGGCTGCTCACCAAGCCCATCCACGACATTGAGCGCATCGAAGTCGCCCGCGCCCTCCAGCACTACGCGAGGACTCGCGGCCCTGTCGGCGCGAATCGCTTGCTGGCGATCCTCAAGCAAGCCTTCGCCTACGCTCACAAGGTCGGGTACATCCCCGACAACGTGCTTGCCCCGCTCACCCGCGATGAGGTCGGCGGCGACGAGAAGGCACGCGAGCGCGTGCTGACTGACGCCGAAATCCGCAGCCTATGGAATGCCGAGTACGGGCACGTCCCCTTGCTTCGGTTCCTGTTGCTGACGGCGCAGCGGATCGGAGAGGCACAGCAAGCCAAGTGGTCGCACGTCCGCGATGACCGCTGGCACATCCCCGCCGAGACCTCGAAGAACGGCAAGCCGCATTGGTGCGCGCTCTCGAAACAGGCCAGCGCCCTACTCCGCACCCTACCTCGCGACGATGACGCCGTGATCTTCGGGGACGTGTCGAACACGGCTGTGCAAGCGTGGATGAAGCGATGGTGCAAGGCGCAGGAGATTGAACCAGCGTTCACCCCGCACGACCTCCGACGCACAGCGGCCACGCGGATGAATGAGCTTGGCGTGCCTCCGCACGTCGTAGAGAAAATCCTCAACCATTCCATGCAAGGCGTCATGCAGGTCTACAACCGGGCCGAGTACGCGGACGAGCGCACCGCCGCCATGCAGACATGGGCCGATGGTCTCGACCGCATCGTGAGGGCGAAGCCATGACGGCACGCAAGAGCATGGATTCCCGGACGATGGATGACGTGCTGCGGCTGAAAGAGCTTGCGGAAAAGCTCGCATCGGACCGTGCGCTATCACGCGGCGACCGCAACACAGCCGCCAGCGTGCTGTACTTCATCGTCACGCATCCGAAGGCGATTGACGCGCTGTTCGCATCGCGGGGTAGGCCTCGCAAGACGCATGACATCGCGCTCGACTACCTCTTGCAGTACGAGTTGCAGGGCGCCTCCGAGACTGCTGCGGAGGACGTAGGCGAAGCATGGGACCGCGCACCGTCAACCGTGCTGGGCCGACTGCGCAGGCACCGCGTCAAAGCACAGGCCGAATTCGACCTCGTGACCGAGCGCGACCCCGCGGCCCGTCGAGTCGAGTTGCAGCGGCTCTCCGATGAGTTGCGCGAGTCCGCCCCGCGAGGTCGCAGAAAATAGGGCGAATTGTTGCGCGTGACATGAGCGGATAACGGTATTTAATTCATGCCCTACTTCACCGAGGTCGGGCATGAAAATCCGCTACCGCTACGCCGAGGCCGCCGAAGTTCTCGGCATCAGCAAGGCCAAGATCTACCGCCGCATCCGCGAAGGCCGACTCACCCCGGTCTACGACGGCGCGCAACCATTCCTCACGCACGAGGAATTGATGCGCTACGCCAACGAGGCGCAGCCGAACCTTGAGGAATACCAAGCGAAGAACCCCGGACGGCGCGGGTTCACTCGCAAGGCCGAGGCCGCTGCCTGAGCCGCAGCCCCGTCCCGCGCCAGAAGGGCAGAAAAATGCCCCGGCGCGGATCACACGGCGGGGCAAAGGCATTTCGCATGGCAACGATACTACGATTCCGACCGCGCCCGCAGCCCGAGCGGGCGTGCGAGTCGTGCGACGTGCGGCTGCCGCCGGACACGCCACGCGCTGAGACGCTGTGCCCGCAGTGTCGGGCGCACGTTGAGCATTACCGCGCCGTGTGCCGCGCAATCGCGGAGTGGCAGCCGTGACCCTACCCCCCGAACGGCTGGCGGAAATCCGAGCCGATCAGGAACGCGCAAACGATGAGTACTTCCGGCTCTCGCGTGCGGAGTATCCCGGCAGCGAGCAACAACGACGCGACGACGCGCTGCTGAACCGGACACACGGCGAGTTCCCGCAGCATGCGAGCGCCGATTGGATGACCGACTACCCCGACGCACTCGACGCACCGGAACCGGCTGCTGTTGCCGTGCGCGTCGAACAGCGCGACCGCGCCCCGCGTCACCTGCGACTGCCGCCCCTGGCGAAGGCGCTTGCCGAGCGCGTCGCGTGCGGCGATCCGCCGCCCATCGTGGCCGTGTACCCGAACACGTCGAACGGCTGGCGCGTGGCGGGACAGTGGCCCGATGGTGAGGCGTTGATCCTGCCGCTGGGCGTTGACCCGTTCCTGTATCGCTGGCCCGTGCGCGACCTCTGCGTGCTGCTGGTGGGCGTGCACGACGCAGCGACGGCGCGCCGATTCGCTGAGGCAGCGCTTGCCGATGGCGCACACGCGGTGCTTGCCGACGGCGTGGTGCTGGTAGGGGCGGCACTTTGAGCCGCAAGGCGCGCACGAAGCGCGGCGAGCGCTATGCACAATTGCCGTTCGATGCGATGGCAAGCGAGGCGTTCCGCTGGCTACCGGACTTCGCGGTGCGCGTGCTACTCGCGCTCGCTGCTCAATTCACCGGCTACAACAATGGCGGCATCGAACTGACCGCGAGCGAGGCGCGGCACTTCGGCATCCGCGAGGACGAGCTTTTCGCGGGCATCGGGCTACTGGTGGCGGCTGGCTTCGTGCGTCGCACGGTCGCGGCGCGTCGGCGCTCTGGTAGGGGACAACCGGCGCGGTATGCGTTGACGTGGCGACCGCTGGGCGACTTCCCGGCCTTCGGCATCGTGCCCACCGTGTCCGCGTCGCACGAGTGGCGGCGCTTCGTGCCGCCGTTCCCGTCGGTGCGGAGCGTGCGCGCTGCCGAAGGCGCACTCGGCACCCGCAAGGCGCGGCAGTCCCGGCTGCACCTTGTCGAGCGGGAGACCCCCCCAAGATCTAAGAGGGTTCCCGGCACGCGCCCGGTGAAAAGCCCCTCTATGACCCGGCACGCGCCCGGTGAAAAAGTGGCTTTCACCCGGCACGCGCCCGGTGAAGAACCCGGCACGCGCCCGGTGAAGAAAAATCAGGGGGTGCACTGATGACCGCCCTGTGGCCCTTCCAAGCGGCGGCGCTGGACCGGCTGACGGCATCGTTCGCGGCAGGCAAGCGCGCCCCGCTGCTGGTGGCCCCGACGGGCAGCGGCAAGACCGTCATGGCAGCGGAACTGATCCGGCGAGCGGTGGCCCGTGGCGAGCGCTGCATGTTTCTCGCGCCGCGCCGGGAGTTGGTGCACCAGACCTGCGACAAGCTCGGCGCGCTGGGCGTGGCACATGGCGTGCTGCTCGCAGGCGACTCGCGGCAGGACACCTACGCGCGCGTGCAAGTCGCGAGCGTGGATACGCTGCTCTCGCGGATGGTGCGGCGACGACGGCTCACGCTGCCGCCTTTCGAGTGGCTGCTGATTGATGAGGCGCACTTGGGCGTCACGCGGGCGCGGGCGGCGCTGCTCGATCACTGGCCGGACGCTCGCCGCGTGGGCATGACCGCGACCCCGGCCCGTCGCGACGGGCGGGCGCTCGGCGTGTTCTATGACGACCTGATCGAAGCCGCGACCCCGGCGGCGCTGGTGGCGAGCGGCCACCTTGTGCCCGCGCGGTATTTCTCCGTGAGCGAGCCGGACCTGTCCCGCGTGCGCACCGTGGCGGGCGAGTACCACGCGAAGGACTTGGACCACGCAGTGAACCGCGCCGAACTCATCGGCGACGTGGTGGCGCATTGGCTGGCGCACGCGCCGCTGCGCCGCTCTGTCGTGTTCGCAACCTCCATTGCGCACTCGGTCGCGCTGGCAACGGAGTTTCGGGCGCATGGCGTGGCTGCCGAGCATGTGGACGCCAGCACGCCGCAGGATGAGCGTGCCGCGACGTTCGACCGATTCCGCGCGGGCGGCACCCAAGTCCTGACGAATTGCTTTCTGGCGTCCTACGGCTTCGACCTGCCCGAGCTTGCCTGCGTAGTCATGGCGCGCCCCACAAAGTCGCTGACGCTGTACCTGCAAATGCTCGGGCGCGGGCTGCGGCGGGCCGAGGGCAAGGCCGACTGTCTCGTACTCGACCACGCGGGCAACGTGCACCGGCACGGCTTCGCGACCGATGACCGAGCATGGACGCTGGCGGGCGACTTCGCGCTTGTGCCGCCCGAGAAACGCACTGGCGAGCGTGGCGAAGGCCGCAACCTCACCTGCCCCGAGTGCCGCTGCGTGTTCACCGGCTCGCGCACCTGCCCCGAGTGCGGCTACTACTTCGCGCCCCGTGGTCGCATCGTGGAAACACTCGACGGCGAACTCGTGGAGATTGGCGCGGCGCTGGAAGGCGGCGAGCAGGAGCGGTTGGCGTTCTACCTGGAGTTGCGCGGCTACGCTGCCGAGCGTGGATATAGACCCGGCTGGGCTGCGAACAAGTACCGCGAGCGACACGGCGCATTCCCGCCGTGGGGCTGGAATGACGCGCCCGCCGCCACCCCGACGATTGAAACCCGCCGCTGGATCAAGTCGCGCTTCATCGCGTGGCGAAGGGCACAGGACGCGAGGCAGTCCGCATGAAGCCCACCGACCCCTCCGACAGCCGGGGCCGCCGCCTGCTGCGCGCGCAGGCGGACCGGCTGCCGAAGCTCGGCGCCCCCGAGGGGCTGCCCGAGCCATACCTGGCGGCGTGGGCCGAAATCGTTGCCGCGTGCCCTGACGTGCTGCGCGCAGTGGACGCGGGCGTGGTCGCCTGCGCCGCGGCGCAGCTTACGATCACGCGGGAACTGCTGCCCTACGGTTTCGCAGCACGCGGCGAGGTGACCATGTGCTACCGGGCGCTCGGGCACCTGTTCGTACCGATGGCCGCGCGGCGGCTGCTCATCTTCGGCACCACCGTGCGCCCTTCGCGCTCGCGGCGCGCCTGACCATCACACCGGAGGAACCATGCACGACCCTGACGTGATTGCCCTGCCGCCTGACGCCATGCTGACGCAGGCCGCCGCCGTGCTGTCCCTGCACGCGCACAACTTCGCTGCGGAGGCGCTGCGGCAGCAGCCGCCGGGCTATCAGCAGCAGTTGATGCGCGCGATTGACGCGGGCACGTCCTGCCTCATCGTGCAATGCGACGCGGCCAGCGGCAACGTGACCGTGATGACGAAAGCGCGCGGCGGCACGGCGAGTGTCTTGCTGCCGCTGGAGCCGCACGAGTCGGGCGAGCCGCTCCCCATGCAGGCACTCGCTCAGGCCATCACGCAGCGGGCGCTGCGCATTCTCGACGCGGACGCGGAAGTGTGGGGCGAGCTTGCCGACGGGCTGGCGAAGATGGCCGTGCAAGCCGACTGGCCCGGCGACGGCGTGCGCGTGCTGCTGCATCGCCCCGGCTGGGCCGAGCCTGAGTGCGTGCTGGAACTGCCCGGCGCCGCCGACGTGAAGTGCGATGCCTGACGAACCGACGGCAACCGAGCGTGTCCGCACCGCGTTTGCTGCGCGACAGGCGCCGAGCCGCCGCGACTACGAGCGCGCCCTGCGTGATCAGTTCGGCATGCCTGCGCGGCTGGCGCGACGGGTTGCGTCCGAAACGATGCGCATGCTGCGCGTCCCAGACGATGTTGCCATGTTGGAACTGGCTGAGAGCGTCGCGGAACTTGTGCGAAAGATGCACCTGTGACAGATTGGTTTTGTCCCGTGCTGCTGTTCCCAGCGAACGCACGCGAGGCATCTACCGGAACTGCACCGGGCGCTGACTGTGCGAACCCGCACGCCAAGCACCGATCGCGGTTTCGTGGCGAGGTGCCCGCGTGTGCGAATACCCCCACCGGACACTTCACGCAACCATCAATGCTGCCCGCGCAGCGCGTGAGGATTGAACATGAATACCGACATTGCAGAAGTTGTCCGCGAGACCGTCACCGAACTCGGCACCCGCTTCGCCGAATTCAAGGACGAACACCAGCGCGCACTGGCCGCCGAAATCCAGTACCGCGAGGACTTTGAGCGCAAGTTCAACCTGGCGCGCTTCGACGCGCGCACGTCACCGACCGAGCCGCCCGCCGCGACGTGGATGGACGCCAAGACAAAGCAGGCAATCCCGGTCCTGAGCCACAAGCACCGGCTGGCCGACCTGACCGAGCAGAAGCCCGACACGCCGAGCATGGGCCGCATCCTGCGCGGCGTCCTCCTCGGCAACCGCGCCGACGATGCCCGCGAGCTTGCCGAGGAAAGAAAGGCGCTGGGCATCGTGAGCGATGCCAGCGGCGGCATCCTCGCGCCGGACTACGTTGCCGGGAGGTGGATTGATGCCCTGCGGGCGCGCATGGTGCTATCACAGGCCGGCGCACGCACCATCCCGATGCCCGGCAAGACGCTCACGCTGGCCGCCATCACGGCGGATCCGACGATTGCGTGGCACGCCGAGAACTCGGCCATCACGCCGAGCGATCCAACTTTCACGGGCGTTACGCTGTCCGCCAAGACGATTACCGCTGTGTGCAAGGTGTCGGTCGAATTGGCAGCCGATGCTGCGAACATCGAGCAGGTAATCGAAAGCACGCTGATCGCCAAGACCGCTACCGAAATCGACAGCGCGGGCCTGAATGGCACGGCGGTGAATGCGGCGCTGGCCCCGTCGGGCGTGTTCAACCTGACCGGGCGCAACACCGTGACCGGCGTGGGCGCACCGACGAACTGGGACTGGTGCCTCGACGCCATTGGCAAGCTGCTCGCCGCCAACGTGCCGCTGGAGAACATCGGCACGCTGATCGGCGCGCCCTCGCTCTGGTTGAAGATGGCCAAGCTGAAAACCGGCCTGAGCGGCGATCAGACGCCGCTGCGCATGCCCGAGGCCGTGGAGAAGCTGCCGACGGCGTGGACGACCGCTGCACCGAGCGGCAAGGCCATCATTGCCGACTGGCGTGACTTGCTGTTCGGCGTGCGCAAAGACCTCACCGTGCGCGTGCTGAATGAAGCGTTCCTCGGCAGCAACCTGCAAGTGGCCTTTGTCGTGTACGCCCGCGTGGACTTCGCGGCAGCGCGGCCCGCGAGCTTTGTCACGGCGGAAGGAATCACGGTGTCTTGAGGTCCGTAACGGGATTGGCCGGTGAGTGCCCGTGATCCAGCAAAACCCCGGCAGCCGACGGGCGTGACCGTTTGCCGAACAGTCGGCGCGTCCTCCACGTTGCGTCAGCACGCAGCCGCCGCCGAGCAATTCGGCGGCGCGCTGTCGTCACGCAGGCGGGGTAGCGGGTCGAATGTTTTTCACTCGTACGCCTACACCCGCGCTCTTGCCCACTTTTTCGCACTTCCATTACCGGGAATGCCCGGTGGGAGGTTTCGGTGGCACGACCCAGAACACCCAGCAACATTCTTGAGCTTCGCGGCGCCTTTCGAGCGCACCCGGAGCGCCAGCGCCGCGACGCCGAAGGCGCGGGCGAGTTCAACCGCGAGCCGCCCGAGCATTTGCGGCCCGACGTGGCGCGCGCATGGCGCTACCTGGCGGCGCGCTTGCCGAAAATCGCGCTCACGAGCAGCGACGAGCTTGCGGTAGAGCAGGCCAGCCGCGTGCTGTCGAATCTGTGGGCGATGGAGCAGCGCATGGGCGACCTGTGCGGCTCGCTGTCCGAGTTCAAGGCGCTCAATGACGCGCTGGCCCGTTGGCTCGGCTTGCTCGGCATGACGCCGCGGGACCGTGCCCACTTCGCCGCGCAGACCGAGCGCAAGCCGTCCGCGTTCGCAGCCCTGCGGGACGATGCGCCGTGACCGACCGAGCAGCCCACCTGCTACGCAAACTCGGCACGCTGGCCGACGTGGCGGTGGCCGTGCTGCTCGCTGTGGCGCTCGCGCTGGTGTTCCTGCGATGACTGCCGACGATGCACGCAGCGAACTCGCCGCGCTGATGACGCGGGCGAGCATCGCGGAAGCACAGCGGCAGCGCGCCCGTGAGCGTGGCGACTGGCACGTAGAGGCGCAGGCCGAACGGGAATTGCGCACCCTGTGGAAGCGGCACGCGGAGCTTGAAGCTGCCGAGCGCATCGCCTGACGCACGGAGAGCCGGACTTATGTCAAACGCCCACGGTGTCGGAAGTCTTTACATATGCTTCCGACGGCTTGCGGTTATATTCGGAACACACGCTCCCGGCGGCGGGTGTGAACTATAAACACTATAAACAAGGAGAGCGCCATGAAGTCGAAGATTCTGGGATTGCTGGCCGTGGGGTTGCTTGCCGCGCCAGTCTTGGCCAGTGCGGCTCCAATCACACGGCAGTTTGAGTTTCAGTCAAACTCAGGAGCACTGCAGTTTGGCCCAACGACTGGAAGCTTCACCTACGACAGTAGCGTTGCGCCGGCCGGGGGGGGGTTTGTGCTCCAGACCGGTCTCTTGTCCGATCTGAGT